CCGGCGCAAGAGCGGGGCGGGGCGCAATCAGGGCGCAAGAGCTGGGGCAACAGCCCCAGCCGGCGCGCATTGTCTGCGCGGTATCGTGGATAGATCAAAGCGCGGTATCCCTCCTATGTCGGCAACCCCGCGCAGACAATGCAAGAGGCAACAGCCCGCGCGCATTGTCTGCGCGGTATCGTCGATAGATCAAAGCGCGGTATCCCTCTCTATGTTGGCAACCCCGCGCAGACAATGCAACAGCGGGGCAACAGCCCCAGCCGGCGCGCATTGTCTGCGCGGTATCGTCGATAGATCAAAGCGCGGTATCCCTCCTTGCGTTCTCTTGTGTTCTCTACCCGACAAACCGGGCGAACCGGGCGACACCAGGGGCGCGCGATCGGCGGACCCTCTTGCAATGCAATATCTGATTGTCCCCGCAATTCCAGCCCCACCAGGGCGCGCCATCCGGGCCGACAAACCATACATCGGTACGGCTGCGCCCGATATTGTGACGCCCCACGCGCGAAACGGAAACCTTGAAACGGAGGGAACCGGGCCAATTGGTTACAACATAATTGCGCCACGCCCCAGTGGGGCCGTTTTCCGCCACGAGGTATAGAGTAGCGCGCCCATTCTCTTGCATACTTGCACGGTCGCGCTTTGCGCAGCACGCATAGCAGACTTTTCTCCCCTCCTTGTCGATACCGTAACCCGTGCCGCAACCATCGACGGGTTTAATCTCGTGCCCACAATCGCAACAGATAATCATGGTGTTACCTCATTAGTTGTCTGCGCCGTTGGCATAGCTCGTAAGCGCGCCACGCGCGGGTGGTAGTTGGCGCGCCCCGCTGGGGCGTCAACCCATATTCCCGCTCTTGGCGAATTGCGCGAACCATCGCGCCCCGCCATTGTCGATAGCTTGCCCTAATCGGTTGCACATTGCCTCCTACATTCCCGCCGCATAGCTGGGGATTGTCTGCGCGCCACGCGCAGACAATAGCCGATGGTTTGCAATTCCGCCAATAGATCGGCGTATTGCGCGGGGGTAGCGGGTTTGCTATGCGCCACGCATTGCGAATAGTCCGCCCCGCAATGCTGCCCTACGTGCTGGTAGGAGGTTACATATCGGCCGGCTACATCGGAAGGAATTGTAGGCAAGAGCGCGAAGACCCCATAGTTGTCGATACGGAAAATAACAGGTATCATCGGCGCGCCTCCTCTTGTGTCGGTTTCCCGCTGCCGTCCACTAAGTACCCGCAATGCTCACACTCCGTCTCGTGCCATTCCCTGCCCTCTTGCAATGGGGTAAACTCGCCGCAATAGGCGCAACGTATCACGCCCTCCTCTTGACAGTGTTCCTCCTCCGCGCCCTCGTACCACCCGCCCCATGATGTAGAAAATACGTCGGTCCCCTTCCCCTCTTGCCCCAGTGTCAAGCTATAGGTTTCCCCAGTGTTGAGGTATGCTAACTCCTGGTCTGCGCAAGAGACGTATTCTATGCCGTAGGTTTCCCCACCCCAGCCGGCGCGGGCTAGGAATGTTTCGGCAAGAGGCAACCCGCCCCTATGGCGGTTTGCGTATTGGGCTGCGCGTTCACAAGCTAAATTAAAATCAGCCGTTTTCATGGTTTGCTCCTGTTGTCCTAATTGATTTTCAGCCGATCAAACGATACCCATTGTTCCCCGCTGCCGTGTATCGGGGTTATCAGACAATCCACCCGCCCCCATACTGCGCGGGTGTCGTTTATGTGGACTAGCACCCGCAAGGGGTGAATAGTCAGATAGGCGGTTTTGCCAACGAGGGGCGATATGTCATTAGTTGTCATTCCGGGCTCCTAGCTGTAGATAAGGTTATCATCCCCAACGTACAGGGATACTTCAGGAAAATCTTGCGCGCGATCGGTCAAGAGGCGACCGATACGAGGCGAGTAGTCCCCGTCCCAAAATCCCGCCCCATGATGATTGCGCGTCAACCAGAAATGGAACCCCGCGCGGGATAGATCGGCCGCAATAATGCGCCGGTTTTGCTGTTGGAATTGTTCACACTCTGCAATCATGGTTTGCAGAGTATCGGGGGCAATATCATCGGCCCCATAGTTCGCGTCAAGAGGAGTCTCGTTATCGTCCAAACTGGACCATAGGGCACACTCCACATAGGCGTGGGTGAAAGTATCTAATTCTGTTGCAATCATGGTGTAGCTCCTGTTGTGGTGTCAACTCTGATAAGGTTCGCGCCCCGCCCTCTCGTCTGCACAATCCGGCGCGGGATTGTCTGCAATCAATCGCGCTTCCCCCGCCCATTCTTCCGGCATATCATCCGGGGGCAAGCAGTAACACTCCAGCCCATTTTCTACTGGACTATCCAAGTCTCCAGCCCCCGGAACGCAAGGGGAACAATGGGCGGTATTCGCAAACCACGGGGAATCAATAACCCAGATTATCGACGCCCCGCCTAACCACCCCAGCAAAAGGGATACTTTGCCGTTGGGGGTGTCGTAACTGTAGCTGTACTCCTCCTCTTCCCCCTGGTAATCATCCCCTAGCCCATTGTCCATTAGAGTCTCGACAATATCGGCAATGTCCAGACCCTCGACAACCTTTTCAGGGTGAAACGAGCTATCCGAGATTGCGCCGACGATAGCCCCCTTGATTTTCTCCGCCAAGTCTTTTTTGTACCCTTGGAAGGAGAGATTTTCCCCAGCCGAAAAAATGTTATCGGCCAGATCGGGGACATTGTTCCCCGATATGACGCCGTAGGGTATGCCCGTTTTTTCGTTGTAGTTCGGCATGATTACTCCTTAACATTGCAAGCGTACAAAAAACGGCCACGATCAAAGCGCGGATTAGTTCCGCGCAGACAATCGGCAAGAGCGCGGGCTGCAATCCGGCGCGCCCTATTGTCTGCAATCTCGCGGATAGCTTCAGCAATCGCCACAAAATGCTTTTTACTCATGGTGTCCCTCAAGGTGTTGCTAGATCAAACCCCTAATCTTTGCCCACAAACTACGCGCCACAATATCCCCAGCCGTCAACCCGTCGATATACTCCACACTGGGCTGGAACCCTCCTTTCTCCCGCCATAGGTCATAGTCAACCAGGGAATCGAAAACCGCTTGATAGTCCCCGTCGATAAACGCGCCGACCGCAATGTCAAGAGTCTGTTTAGGGTCCATTGTCTCACCCGTGGTAGTATGCCTCTTGGCGAAAAGAGTTAAACGCGCTTTTGTAGTAGCGCGCCCCGCCACACTCGACAACCAGGGGCAGGGCATTGTATGCTTGACGGAATGCCCATAGATCGGCCCCCGTACACTTCACTGTTAGGCAAGTATCGACGGCCACGAATTGCGGGATAACTTCGCCGACGAGGGCCACAATTGTCTTAGTGAGTCTTCGCATGATGAGTTTACCTTTGCTTTGTCCCCTCAAGTAAAGATTACTTTGGGTTTGCTTTGTTGTCAAATGCCAAATTCGGAATTCGAGCAAACAGGGGCGACCAGGGGCGACGGCGGGGCGACAAGAGCGGGGCGACGGCTGGGGCAGGGCAACCAGGGGCGACGGCTGGGCGACAAGAGCGGGCGACGGCTGGAGCGATACGCCACCCGCTGCCCCCGCTGCCCCGCTGCCCCACGTCAAAACCGTGTTACTCTGGGTGTTACTCTTGCCGCAATTGGGGCTGGATTAGTTACTATCTAGTAACACCGACCACGGGCAGTATGCCACTATAGGGTAGTCTGTACTAGGGAAGAGGTGTTATTGTCAGACTGGAGGGGCAGGAGAATGAGTACCCCACTAATAGGGTGTTGTTACTGAAAAGTAACTGGGCTGTTTGACGTAAGCTATTGAGTCTCCACAAGTTATATCATAATGGGCGGTTTGTTACTTTTGACCCGCTGGTTACTCCCCTATATGCGCCCTAGTTATCTTAGGTAGTAGTAGTAGTAGTAGTAGTAGTAACATCATATAAAGTAACTAGGAGGTCTGGGAAAACACGCGCGCGGTTAGGGGACACACTGGTTATCGGTTTGATTATCATGTTAGTGAGGATTAGACTGCTCTCCGATCCTGCCAAACCTGCAAAATCAGCACAGCCCCACCCAGCCGGATAGGGGCGATAGGAGCCCAGCCGTCCCCGCTCTTGTCCCCGCCCCGCTGCCCCGCTGCCCCTTGCGGTACTGTCAATCAGGGCAGGGAAACAACCGATCATAATCTGTTGCCATTGCTAGGGTTAGGCAATGCGGGATAGTGCCCTGTTTTCGTGATATTGGGTCTGCTTTGTTGGGCAACAAAGCAGACTGGAGCATGAAAAGCAGGTAGGATTGTAGGGATTGTGATGGTCTGGTTGTAGCGGACATCCGGGTGGGGTCAATTCTGACGGCTGTGCGGGCGAATCCCCACCGCAGAGGGGCTGGCCCTTACGAGCCTGTTTGGGATTCGCTGGGACCACTGACGCGGCGAATCCCCAGGGCAACGAACTCCAAGCTGATTGCCTTCGAGATGCCGAGATGCCCAGCCGCCGAGATGCCAGCCGGCCGAACCTACAACCACACTTCGACAATCACGGGGTTGTCGTCGGGGTTGCGATCCAGTCGCGTGTCGGCCGGGATCGCGGATCGAGCTTGATGCAGGGAGTCGCAAACGATGAGCGGTTCCGCGTCGATCGTCACGGTTCCACGGCCGACAACATGCCGGCGGACCACGTATTTGCCAGGGAAGTCCTGCGGATTGAAGTAGACGACGAACATTTCCACGCCTGGGATTGTAGACTTCCGGCAAGGGTACTACAATGGCGGAATGCTCACGCTGTCCACTTGGAAAACGCCGGCCACGGCGTACCCCGAAGCCAAGTTGGGTAAGGCGGAAATCAAAACGCTCCGCTACCGGGGAATCCATCGCGCCTACGGGCTCCAGGGACATCAGTTCTATCGAGCGAGGAATCTCCCGATCCGCAGCCTGGCGATCGAGGACGAGACATGGATGGTTGATGATCCGCCTCACTGGTGGGCGATGGAAGATCACGCCCGTTTCTACCGGGGTCACGTCCTCGTCGCCGGCCTCGGACTCGGATTGATCGTTCACACCTTGCATCAGAACAGCAAGGTCACGCGGATCACGGTCGTCGAGAAGGAACGCGACGTAATCGACCTGCTGTTCCCGCATCTTCCGCACGAGAAGTTGGTCGTCGAGCACGGGGACTTCTGGGATTGGGACGAGCCGGCGGATGGCGTGTTCTTCGACTTGTTGGTTGGGGATGGTCATGCACGTCGCTTCGAGGCGCTTCGCGCTTATGTTCATCTAGTGCAGAAGTTTCCGCGTCCTATTCGGATTCATGGTTTCGATAACGAGTATTTCGATTCGTTAGGTCGAAACATCTGCAATGAAGAACTTCTGAGATCATAAGTCTCAGTATCTTAGTTCTTCATTCTTCCAGGAGTCCTGTCTATGTCTACGTTTCGTAGAGGCGATCTTGTTGTTACCAATGATGGTTATTTTGCGATTGTGACTACTGACCATTGTGTTCAGTTGAGTAATGGTTGCGAGGAAGTGTTGGATGAGACTTGTTGGAATCAGCTTCGGCCGGTTCCCATCAATAGTCTGCACGAAGGAACCGGCAACGCCAACTTCCAGGAGATCATGCGATGAAAGAAGGGGTCTACAAGCATTTCAAGGGCGGCGAATACGGAGTCCTCGGCGTGGCCGAGCATTCCGAGACGGGCGAGAAGATGGTCGTCTACTGCTCGAAGAAGGGCCGGGGCTTCAAGTGGTGGGTTCGACCTCTGGGCCAGTTCACGGAGAAGGTGAAGCACAACGGCAAAATGGTCCCCAGGTTTAAGTTCGTGGCAAGGCATTGAAATTCTGGCCTTCAAATTTTAACGGGTGACTGACGCGGCAAATCCCCGAGGGAGCCAATTCTATGATCGAGCAGGATATGAAGGAAATCCTTGGGCTTCTTGCTCATATTGAAGCACAGAATAAGGAACTCCTTGTCCGGCTGGATCGGTTGGATCAAGTTGGGAGCAAAGCTCCAGAGAAAGTATGGTGGTCTCCAGAGGAATTGGCAGTGACACTTCATCGGAAGCCTTACACGGTGCGCGAATGGTGCCGACTCGGCAGGATTCAAGCCGAGAAAGACAAATACAGCCGACTGTGGCGAGTGTCTAACAAGGAAGCCCAACGGTTATTTGCCGGCGGCGGACTCCAACAAGGATGACAGATGTATGCCGGTTCTTGTTGATATAGACGACGTGATACTGGAAACACATGATGCTGTCCGCATGGGGCGGATGGATCACTGTAGAAAGCGAGGTACTAATGATCGAGCTTGGCGCGAAGGTGAGGGATTCCATTACCGGCTTTGAGGGTATCGCCACCGTGCGTGTCGAAATCTTCAAGGGCACGACGCAGTACATCGTCCACGGGACGAAGCTGCACGAGGGCCGGATCGTGGAAGAGTGATTCGAGGAAGGCCGGCTTGAAGCGGTCAAGGCCGCGAAGAGCAAGGCAGCCTGACTTGGCCGTCACCAGGGACGGCCTGACTTGGCTGTCCCTGGTGACACTTTTGGAGAAGATGCAGGAGAGATGCGTATGAGTGTTGAGCCCGGCGTCTATCGACACTTCAAGGGAGCCAGGTATTTCGTCAGCGGAATAGCGGTTCACAGTGAAACTCGGGAACGAATGGTCGTATACCTGAGCATGGAGACTGGCGTCTTGTGGGTGAGACCTGAAACGATGTTCGTTGAGGAAGTCGAGCACGAGGGAAAGAAGGTTCCTCGATTTGAGCGTATTGAGGATGGTGAGAAACGGCGCAAGTTTTCTAAGGAGATTTTGCGGCAATGAGTAAAGGAACGAAGACCGTCATCGTGACGCCCGACGTGCAGGTTGCAGTCAGGGTCGTCAACGACTTCCAAGCGGCCCTTGGTGGATACCTCGAAGCCCTCCCAGTTGGCGAAGGTTTTACAGTTTTCATCGACGAAGATGGTAAGGCGAAGGGGCTACCGAGGAACGAACGAGCCGAGTCAATCATTCGGGCGATGCTGGCGAAGAACGATCGAACCATGTTGCCCGGCGACCATATCGTCGGGCCAGCGATCTTTGTGGGCATCGACGAAGAGGGAAACGCATGTGATCTTCCAGATGCAGTGATTCAAGAATACTTTCCCGAATTGCGAGGGCAGTAACATACGACGGTCTACGAGGCGTGGAGGAAGAATTGAGCCGGTTAGCATTCGGCTGGGCTCCTGGCAGGGTGTCCGGGATGTTCCTGGCCCCTGCCAGGACCAGTTTAATTTGGAGAAAACATGAGCGATCACCTGTTTGGCGGACCCTATAAGAGATGTCGTTGTGCGGTCTGCTTGACGAGGAAGCGGAAGATGACCGCTGCCCAGATCAAGCGCCTGCCGCCGAAACCGAAGAAATGAATATGAAACTGGTAAAACGGATACTGGCGTGCGTTCGCCGGCCAAAATGTATTCATCGTCGCCTGCAATCGAGGAAATGGCTTGAGGAAGGTACACCGATGGTGGAATCGTGGTGCCCGGATTGCGGCTGGCACGACAAAGGACACGTTTACGCGGACCCTAACACTTGGATTGAATGATGGCCTGTCCTACTTGCGGTCATACGATGCAGAGTGTCGTTGATAGGATTTGGTGGTGCCCGCGTTGCGGCACAACGAAGGTTGGCGATCGCCATGACGGAGCGGCGACCTACATTCCTGCGCTCGTTGAGCGGGTGGTGAGGTACTTTGAGGCAGCGAGCGACGAGGACCGCCAGCAGGCAAGGCGAGCAATCGAGGAGTCGATCCATGAGTAGGGAAATCAAAATCAATCGAGAGCAGCTTACCCATTTGTTGGCCGGTGCGACGGTGGTTGGCGATACGAGGATTTCTTTGACGCCTAGAGCCAGGGCGTGGATGAAGGCGAAGCTCGATCGACTGGCCGACTTGGAAGCTGCCTGGGAACAAGAATACATGGAGGACGCATGAAGAGATACTTGGGTGATGGCGTCTATGTGGACATCCAGAATGACATGCTCAAGCTGACTACCGAGGATGGTCTGCATGTTCTGAACACGATTTACTTGGAGCCGCAGGTTTACGAGGCGTTGGTGAGGTACGCTGAACGTGAATATCCACGACATAGCATACGGACTTTGGCAGCAAGCAAAGCAGGGGCCGGTACAGAAGTGGATCAACATCGAGGGATACAAGATCAAGGTGATGTGCATCCGGCAGGTGTGTGATTGTGGGTGTCATGTTCGGTTCATTTTCTGGATCAATCCGAACCCGGCACCCTGGTCACTGCTTCGTCGCGTGCGTCAGGCGTTCATTCCGAATGGGATCATGTATCCAGGTGAGAATGGCGAACTGATTCAGTACATTCAGGAGGTCGGCGTGATTGACCGTGAGATTCGACGTTCGCTGGCTGCAAAGCCGTTGCTGCCGCCATCGGGTCAGGACTATCGAGCATCCGGGGACGCCTTGTGTCCGGTCTGCAATCATCCAATACGATTGCATCCGTTGGACCCGGATGAATTGAGCTACAACAAGACGCCGTTCCTGCATGTGCTTTGCAACGGCGATCGGGTAAAGACGTGAGAGCGAAACGATTCAGATACAAAGGAGCAAGCGCCGGCGAATCGTACCTTCGCGCGGCCGCTCGACGTGCCATGAACAAAATCCTGCAAATCAAAGCGATGGTTGAAGAGATGCGAGCCTTCGCCGACGCCAATCCGTTTCATCCGGGCGTCAGCGACATCCTTCAGTTCAGCCATTCGATTGAGGTTGACGGCCGCAAGCTGAAGGTTGCGATTGTGCGCACCGTGGCCGGCAAGCGCCACTTCTACCAGTTTTCATTGGGCAACAACTCGGGGATGCCCGCCTCGATCCCCGCAGCGACCGTCCGCCGGGTGAGGGAGGCATTCTTGCCGAATGGCATCATGGTGCCGGGTACGATTGGCAACTGCTACCAGTGGGTGGAGGAGATATGACACCAGCACAGGCGATCCAGATGATGAAGTTGACCAGTAACGAGATTCGGTTCGTTTTCCATTTGATTGAATCAGAATACGGTCGCGGTTACGTTGACCCGGACGCCGAGTGGGAGGGACTGAAGATCATCCAGTTTCAAGGAAAACTCTCGATCCTGTTGGAGTTGGCCGTTCGTGAAGGTCGTTGACGCCATTATTGATTTGTTCTTTCCGCCGGAGGAAGGCGACGATCGCCAGCCGCCAAAGGCTGGGTTGCTTTTCTTCCTGGTCTTGTTGTTCATTTTGTTGTGGGGAACGTGCAGATGAAGGAATCAGCCAATGAAGTGTCCAAGCTGTGAATTGATGATCGAGGATGAAGCGGCGCAGGTTCGCCATGTGGAGCGGTGCCACCCTGAATTGCTGCAAAAGCGATGGGAGGACGCCGGCATGGACAAGTTGGAGATCGCCCGGCAGTTCATCGGTATTTCCGAGAAGTACGCTCCGCTCGAAGGGATTGTTGACGAATGTCTGCGCAGGGCTGCGTGGATCAACATCTCGATGACGCCGGATCGCGGCGTGAGGGTTCACCTGAAGCCGCATGATGGAAGCATGGTTGACGGGCACGGTGTCACCCTGGCGGCGGCTCTGTGCCTGGCGATCGACCGATTGGAGTATCCCGCTCAACTCTAGCACTATGAGGACAGAAAAATTGTTTGGGTCTGATGCGCTTTATGTGGTGACGATGCTCCGTGCCAGGACCGCCGATCCGCCGTGTTTCCTGGTGACCGGCGACATTCTGTCGGAGTTTGGGGTGGATTTCCCGTCTGCCGTGGGTCGCTTCATCAAGGAAAAGACCGTACTGAGGAATTGCAGGGAGGGCGAGGAGATCGAGGTTGTCGCGTTCAAGATACCAAGGGAACCAGAAATCCGCCTGGCCGGCGTCTGCCATGAAGGAATGTTCGTGAAGAAATGAAACGACGAATCGCGCGCAAAATCCTGAAGCGTATTGGGCATCGGACCCTGATGGTCAGCGGTTGCGAGGTCCATCTTGCCCGGCCCAATTCCTACAAGCAAGGCACCGTCGATCGCGCCGTGCTTTGTCGAAGGACGTGGGGGATACTCGATCTCGAATCATCGACCTGGATGGGCAACAGCAACGGGCCTTTTGTCTTCGAGGATTTTGACGCCGCGCGAGCAAAGCGGCAGTTGATTGCGGCCCAGATTCCTTGTTCGCCTCTTCGATTCAGCGTTGAGCCGTTTGTGTCGGCGTCAAGGAAGCTGGACGAGATCTCCTTGCAGAATACGGTTGACCAGGCAATGGAACTTATTGAACAGCGGGGGTACTGAAATGATCGACCGCACTGGAAAACGATATGGGAAATGGACCGCTGTTCGGTGCTTGGGTTATCAGAATGGCGAACTCAAATGGCTGTGCCGATGTGACTGCGGCCGAGAGCGCGCGATTTCAGTCGCCAATCTCAGCGGCAACACGACCTGTTGCGTTGAATGCCGTCGCAAAGCGACTCACGAGGCCGCTGTACAACGGCGGAGGAACCGACGTGCCGCAATGCCTCCTGAGTATCCGATTTGGCAACGCATCAAACGATCTGCCATTCGTCGTTGGCAGACGTTCGAGGTTTTTATCGGGGATGTTGGTTCATGTCCGCCTGATGGCTGTTTGAGAAGGCGAGGCAAGGGACAAAAGTACGGTCGCCGAAACACTTACTGGCAAGTTCCGCTTGATCGAATGCCGGCAGAATTGAAGAAACGCCTACGGGATAGGCGTACTCGCAACAAGGCAGTTGCAGAAGCGGTGGCCTACAACGTCTCCCGCACCGATCTTCGGCGTCTGTTGGGGGTCACTCGGGAGCGGGTCCGTCAGATCATAAAGCGTCAGAAGGCGATCGCTCGCCTATTGTAACCGAAATCGAATGGCTCAAGGGCAGAAAAATGTTGTCACATATTGTTCCCTACAATGAAGCTCGTGTGGTTGAAGACCAGCCTTGGCTTACGGCAGATGAACGGGAGCACGCCAAGGTAATCGGTACGGATTGTTTGCATGACCTAAACCCGGACATGGAACCGTGGCTGGCGGATCATTTGGAAGCGATGGCCTCCGAGGGCGACCAGGACGCGATCGGGAAGCTGACCCCCCTCTGCCATTTCATTTTGACCAGCGACTTCCGAATTGTGCAGGAGCCCAATTTTCTTCGCTGGGCGATCTTTCTGGAACGATGCAGCCACCGAGTCATCGACTTGACGCAGGTTTGTCAGGGCAGGGAGCATTCCGTGGGCCGTTATGGAGCGCCTTCGTTGAAGCCGGAAGAGACCTGGGTCTCTACGATTTTCAGCGGTCTTGACGAGCATGACTTGTTTGAGACGATGATCTTCGGCGGCTTGTTGGATCATGCTGCTTATCGAAGTTCGGCCCTGCTTGACGCCAAGAAATGCCATTGGGAGGCCGTATCGCTCGCCCATGATCTCAAACGCCACATGAAACGCTACGGCCGGTCCTTCAGGAAGGATTGGATCAGGCTGGCCAAGTTCTGGCGGCTGGCGAACCTTCGCGGGGACGGTTGGGTTAGGAACAGGGGATCGGCGATGGGCCACGTCTTTGTCCGGTTGAGTCAGGTGCCAGGACCGCCGCCCATTCCCCAGCCGACTCTTCTCCATGAACTGTACCAGATGTACCTGCCACGTCCTACCTTGGCGAAGCCGTGAAAGAATACCAATGACGCCAAATGAAGCGGTCAAGTATTTGCAGAAGAAAATCCAGGCTCACAATCCGGTGGACACCAGCGGCTGTCCCAAGAGCACGGCCGTGTGTATCGCCAGCCTGGCCGGCTGCCAGTGCGATGACTGTAAAGCCTTCAACACCCTGTTGGACGAACGCAAGCGGGCGCTGGCGACGTTGCAGCGCGTTCGGGAAATCACCACTAGCTGGCAATACCTGGTGCTGAAATGAAATGTGCCTGCGGACGGCCGTTGCACTACAGCGATCTCGCCTTGAAGGTGGTGATCGACGATTATGTGGCCACACTTGGACCCGAGATCGTGTTCAATGTCGAGGGAAAGAGGTATGCCGTGCAGCGCCACTACGCGGCGCTGCACGGCTTTCAAGCGTCAGAGGCAGAATCCCTTGCGGATCAAGGGATCATTCGGAGGCTCTGATGTTCATGTATGACAACGGCGAGTTGTTTTGGACCGAAGGCGGAAACGTCGCGCTGGCTCGCTGGGGTTCACGCGAAGACTGGGCACGAATACCACCGGAACGGAAATTGGAACTGTTGGGATTGTCATGCAAGGTATTCGACAACTATTTCGGCTTTCCGGTCTGCAAATACTGCAATGATTCCGTCCTGCCCGACGAGCCGCAAGTGACGATTGCAAATGCAATCCTTCATCACGAATGCGGCGTCCGAATGGCGGTCGGAAGCGTCGGCCATCAGCTTGGCGCGTGCCCGCACCACGGAAGGATTGACGCCAGCGAGGCCGGCAAGACGCTGCGCGAGGGCGCGAAGGCCGCCTTTTCCCACTACAGGGCTTCTTACCGCCGCTGATTTCGGCGCGGCGATTTTCGGCAAGGAAGACGAGCCGCCCGTTCCGAAGAACGGGCGGCTCGGTTCTTCGGATCATCGCGTGACCAGGCCCTTCGTCCGTCGCAAGTAACGTCGAATCCAGCTTCGGCAAACCCCTCGGCTTGAGCGACGTACTTGCGGGTTCCAGCGATACCGTCGATGTCGCTTCATCCGCAAATCTCCTTGAAAAGGGGCAAAAATGGGCTCCTATTTGCGTTCTATCAAAGAATCTCAGGTCCGAAAGACCCTTTTTGCTGCGAATTTCGGCTATTTTTCGGCCGTCAGACGCTACGACCGGCATCCACGGCAAGGTCGCCTGGCAAAAATTCGTTTGACAACGATTGCAGGCGTTGTAAGATAGAGGTAGGTTCACTTTTGCTTTGCATTGAAGGGTAATACGATGAACGACAAGTCTACGAGGGTGGTTGCGTACTACCGACTAAGCACACCCAAAAACAAGAGTGAGACGACCGAGCGTGCCGATCGTCTGGGAGATCAGCGGCGCGACATCGCGCGGCTGGCGGAAAGATGCGGAGCTACGTTTGTTGGTGAATTTACTGAGACTGGCATCAATTGCACTGAGGAGTGATACAATGGACGACAAACCTACAAAGATGGTTGCGTACTACCGATTGAGCAAACCCAAGAAGGGAAAAAACAAGAACGAGACGATCAGAGACGCCTATGGTCTGGAAGATCAGCGGCGTGAAGTCGCCCGGTTGGCGGAAAAGTATGGTGCTACGCTGATCGGCGAGTTCCCTGAAATTGAGACCGGCACGAATAAGAAAGCAAGACGCCCGGAATTGGAGAAGGCCATCTTGCTTGCTCAGATGCACAAGGCTACGCTTGTCATCGGAAAACTAGACCGACTTGCCCGCAATACGCATTTCGTCACGGGTCTGATGGAGAAGAAGGTCAAGTTCATGTGCGCCAACGCACCTGAGCAGGATGAGACGATGATTGAGCTTAGTGCCGTTATGGCTGCGAAGGAAGCGCGTGATATTGGTGATCGAACGAAACGCGCTCTGCGAATTGCCAAGGAACAAGGTGTGAAATTGGGTTCGGCCCGCCCAGGTCATTGGAAGGGACGGGAACATCTGCGGGGATTCAAGCAGGCCACGGCTGCCAGCGCCATTGCGAGGAAGCGTCGTGTACGCGAGGCGTACCAAGTCGTGGTTGACTTGATTGTCAAGTGGCAAGCGGAAGGCGTTCCGTATGACGTGATCGCGGAGAGATTGAATGCCAGGAACTACATGACGATGGGAAACAAACCGTTTCGGGTGCCGGCTGTCCTCAATGTTATGAGGTTGTTCGGCAAAGAGCCCGTCAAACGTCCTTTTGTCATGGGGATTTGTTCCAAATGCCACTTGGAAGTCAGAGTTCCGGCGGATCGAGACCCTGATCTTCCGATTGTCTGCCACCGTTGCGAGGATGTTACGGTGTCGGTATGAGACGGAACTACATAACGGCGCATAGCCGCCTGGTCCGCGCAATCGGATTTGAGTTGCTTCAGAAAGAGGGCAAATGGCCGGCAGTGAAGGAGAAGGTTCGCAATCTTCTCGGGCCGGACTGTTCGTCATTGAGCGAGTTGTATCAACTCTGCGATGTGGCGGCGACGGCTATTCTGAATTGTGACGAGGTGCGAGTGACAGCAGCGAGGAGATCATGCGAACCAAGGGCGTGATCGGACACAAGATCGTCAAGGTCGTTCAGTCGGTGCGGCCGACGCGCGAGGGGAATATGGGGAGGACGAATTGCGTTGACTACCTGGAACTGGACAACGGAATTCTACTGATCCCGGTGACGATTGAGACGGATTTTGGCGACTATGCGCATGACTTTAAGGTCCATAATGCGGTCTCTCCATAACATTTTTCGTCGAATTCGGCGGCGGGCGAGCAAGTTTGGCTTCTGTCTCCGTAGTTTTCGGATGATTCATGGCTGGGATACTGATCTTGGTCCAGAGTGGATGGCTGCTTGCATCAGGTATCCGCACCTGACGGTGACCATCTGGCGTCCGAGCGGCAACGAAGAGGTCGAGGAAGCGGAGCGGACTTGCGACGAGGTGATTGTTATGCGACGGTTTTCGACTGGCAGGCCGTCGGAGGCTTACGCGATTTCATGGCATGGCAGATGGCCGTCCGAGGTAAAGCGATGAGGCACACATTGCTCTGCTTGTCGCGCATTGACAAATGATCGACCATGACGAATCGCTGGAAGCTGGCATCGCTGCGGGATTGGACGTTCCAACGGCGATGGTGCTTTCGGAGCAGGATGAAAAACCACCGAGGAGATCGTCGGGATCGGGATGCAGCCCGTTTTTGATTTGGCTTGCCATCGCTGCACTGGTGATTTTCATGTACGCGGCGCATTGATACGTGGTGGAAACATGACGAACTCGGAATTGCTTGCGGCGAATGTTCCTTATTGCTACTGGCTTGATCTCAATGAGCCTGATCCAGATTGTGACGGCCGATTTCGTGTCGCTGTCATATTCCAGGATGTCCCCGGCTACCGGCCGACTGGCGGCGACGACGTGCTGCCGTGGTATTGGGACGAGGAGACGTGCCGAGAGCGCAACGAGCGTCTTGGGTTGACAGAGAAGGAAGTGTCGGAAATCATCGCATCGTCCATGTTTCGTCGGAAGGGTGCATCACGATGAGCAACTGGTTTGCCGTTGATAAGAAGGGCCTGGCGAAACTGATGGCCGGTCGGCCCAAGGCGTTCGTTCTCTATGAGTTGCTCCAGAATGCCTGGGATCAGAACGTGACCAAGGTCGATGTCACCGTGATGCCGATCAACGGTGTGCCGATGACGGAGATCACTGTCGAAGACAACGATCCTGAAGGTTTTGCTGATTTGGCTCATGCCTATACGCTATTCGCCGAAAGCGGTAAGAAGCTCGATGCTGGGAAGCGGGGCCGCTTCAACATCGGCGAGAAGTTGGTGCTGGCTCTGGCCCGCGAGGCGATTGTCGAAACACGGAGCGGCGGGGTTCGGTTTGATCGAACCGGGCGTCACGAGATTCGTAGCAAACGAACTTCTGGCTCTCGTGTTTCTGTTACGATACCCATGACGCGGGCCGAGCATCAGGAATTGATGGACGCCGTTCAACGGGTCATCGTGCCGGCCAAGATCAAGACGACGATCAATGGCGAAATCATCCCGTCTCGGACGCCGGTTGCCAAGTTCGAGGCAGTGCTGCCGACGCTGGTTGCCGACGAAGAAGGCGTGATGAAGCCCACCAGCCGCAAGACAGCGGTGCGCGTGTACGAGCCTGTTGCAAACGAGGTTGCCACGCTTTACGAAATGGGCATCCCGGTCGTGGAAACCGGCGATCGCTTTCATGTTGACGTGCAGCAGAAGGTGCCGCTCAACATGGATCGGGACAACGTGACGCCGGCATACCTCCGTGCGATCCGGGTGGCGGTCTTGAATGCCACGCATGATCGGATTACTGAGGAAGATACGGCGAAGACTTGGGTAAAGGAGGCGTGTAGCGACGATCGTGTGGATGACGCTGCCGTGCGACGGACTCTTGGCCTGCGATTCGGCGAGGACGCCGTAGCCTATGATCCCAGCGATCCAGAGGCCAATAAGCGATCGGCATCCGAGGGCCGTCAGGTCATCTACGGCGGCAACTTGTCCGGCCGGGAGTGGGAAAATGCCCGCCGTGCCGGCATCTTGCCGCCGGCCGGCAAGGTGACTCCAAGCGAGAAACCGTTTAGCGCCGACGGCAGGCCGCTCAACCTGATTCCCGAATCCGAATGGACAGACGAGATGCAGCGGTTCGCCTACCTCGCCAGGACGATGGGACGCGAGCTTCTGGATACAACTCCGCGAGTTGACTTCGTGCGGGATTCGGGTTGGAGATTCGGAGCGGTCTACGGTCAAGGCGTTTTGACCGTCAACTTGTCAAAGCTGGGCCGCGCGTTCTTCGATGGCATGGAAGGGCAATTGGACCTGCTCATCCATGAGTACGGGCATCATTACTGCGGCGACCACTTGAGCGACGACTTCTATCGCGCATTGACGAAACTCGGCGCGCGTATGACGATGTTGGCCTTGAAAAAACCAGAATGCTTTCAATAAACAGGAGCGTATGATGATACACACTCACGAAATGCCCGATGGGCTTATCCTTGATTCCACGCCGTTCAGCGAGCCAAATAAGAATGCCCAGTGCAAGATCATCGCCGAGATCAAGTCGTTGCGCAATCGGTGCGACGTGCGATACTCGATCTCCAATTTGGACGAGGTGATGACCTCTTCCGACATGACGATCTTGATGAACGCATTGCGGACATTTGTCGATCGGGTTCACGAGCAGGCCGACAAGGTGCGGGCGGCGAACAAGCCGGCGAAGAAGACAAGGGGAAAGAAATGACGGAAGAAATTCTGAATGTCACGATGTGTCCGACTACGCTTGAGTTCTGTCGTGATGCTTTGGCCAGACAGGTTGAGGCAACCTACGACGATCCCGGCATCTGCGATCGGGGAGTGGCCCATGAGATTGCGTTCCTGCGGCTGTGCGCCAGCGATCTGGGTGTCGATTTTGACGGGATAGTGTCTGAATCTGTCCCCGTGGCTGCCCATCAGAGGCTGAAGAAAGCCTTGAAACGGGAAGCGGCTGCGATACTTGAGGGATAAGCACACCACCCGCGCGGGGCCTATTGCAATGGCTTGCATGGACTGGTAGAATTGCCGTTCGGCAATTTAACTTAGGAAATGGAGCCAAAATGCAAATTGACCAATTGACGCCCAAGAAGGCCGTCATCCGCTGGACCGAGGACGAATGGGACAGGCTGGCAGATGGCGTTTGTAAGACCCGGAAAAATTCGCCTGATTCGATCGCGTCCATAGCGAATCGGCTACAAAAGCAATTTCCCAGGGATCGACAGAGACCAGGGGTACTCACCACGGCTGCGTTGCAGCCGCTCGTCGAGAGAGTTCAGAAACGAGAGCGAGAGGAACAAGAGAAAGCTGAGAAGTGCGAACAGTTGGCGGCAAAACTCACTTTCTTCGAGGGCGTGCCGTCAACACGACAAGAGTTGTTGACGACCCTGAGTGACGACGATATACGTCAACACTTTCAGCCTCGCCTTGTTCAGTTGATGACGCCCGATGATCTGACTGGCATCTTTTCGCACGACCAATTGTTGGGTGCCATGACAACTGGCGATCTTGCAGCGGTGGTTGCAAGACGGATTGTTGAGGAGGTGGGACAGCCGGCACAAGTGCTCGTGCAATTGGCCGAGCAGCGATCTCAGGCCCCCGTTCAGCGGCTCAAACCCCAGCCTAATGGCAGACAGAAGAGAATCGTTGTCATAGGCGTCAAAGGGGACGAGGGCCGGCAGGTTCGGGATCGAGTCGGGCATCTATGCGATTTGACGTTCATAGAGGTCGATAAGCTGCGCGAGGAGAATGTCCCGAGAAACGCCGACTTGGTGATAATCTGGTCGAAGTTCGTTTCTCACAAGCATCGAACGATGGTGTACGCGGTCGTCAATGGCAGAAAGGTGTATGAGCATTTCTTTGGCACCAAGGAACTCATCAAGAAGATCGAGAACGTGTGTCACAAAGAATTTGCGGTGGTGTGAAAATGGGCGGGGCGGGGCTTGCACCCGCACGTTGCATCCCTTGTCGGGCCGTCTCTGAAATTGGACTACCCGCCCGTTAGTCAACTACTGTCAGTGGTTCGATTCGCACGTTAATCGGGTCCGATGCGAGCAATTTCTGTCGGTCGATGGTTGCTTGCCGGAATTGTTCAATACGGCGATTTGCCCCTTCAACAGTCGTGAAGACTATGGTGTTGTGTACGTCAATCTTGCGCGACCCTGTGATGTAGTCGGTTCCGGCAGCCCATAGTTGGTATACGGTCATTGGCTGTTCCAGAAGAGTTCCAGAGCCTTTTGTGTGCAACGCCCTTGGAATTGGGCACCCGTCTCGTCTTGGCCGGCTTCGATGATCGTGTTCCAGGTCTCAGGCCATTCGGGCAGGATGCGATTGCACAGCTTTTGCCGGCCGGCGTCGTCCAACGCGGCCATTTCCAGTATTCGGTCCAGCCTTCCCGGCCGGCTGGAGACGTGATCCATACTCGGCGTTCCAAGGGCTGGGTCCAAGGACTCCAGGCAATTGGTGGTAACGACGAGGAATACTCCGCCGGCCCGTTCAATGCCGTCGATGCAATTCAGCAGGCAGTCGAAGGTCAAATGACCGCCAGCGACGTTCTTTCTGCCGTGGTATACGGTGTCTATGTCCTCAATCAGCCCGATGCAGGGGACGTGAGCCTGCATTTTCTGCCAAGCCTGCTGCAATTCGTCGTCGTACAGCGTGCCCAGGTGATAGACGAAGACTGGCAGATCGAAATCTTCGGCTACCGCTCTGACGATGGATGTCTTCCCGCTGCCCGGTGGACCGTAGAGTCCCCAACCACGTCGCCACGGGATGCCACGGCTCTTGTACCAATCCTCGCTGGTTCGCCAGCGCTGGATTTCCTCCACCATCGCCTCGGCCTCGGGATTCAAGGCAAGCTGTCCGATGGCGTTGCCATGATTTTCTCGACATGGCCCCAAATCGTCCGGCCTCCATTGCAGGATGCGGTTCTGCATTGAGGAGATTCTGGACCATTCTTGTTTGGATTCGGCGCATCCGCCGCCAGGCCCCTCAATGCGATCGCTCGCCGGCTTCCCATCGGTTCCGAAGATATGCCTGACGAAGTAGCGCGGCTGAGTCTGGTGTTCGCCTGCCGCTTGGGCTTCGTTGTATTCGCCGGTGGCGGCAATCAGAAATTGGTCGAGATTCAAGGTGCCGCGAATGAAAGTCAGCGTCAGCCCCGCCTCGAAGGTCTTGTCTTGCAACTTCGTGTTGTCTTCATATCGTTGGACTCTGCTGATCCATACGGGACGCCAGCCGTGCCAGAAAAGTTTGCCGGATGTCCCGATGATCTCCATAGCGATCAACTGAACTCTCTTTCTGGGGCGGACGAACATGGTCCATCCCAGATAACTCCGCAGTCCATAGGGAGACGTTTTGTAGTGTTGCCAGCAATACATGCTGACCGCTTCCTCAAGTGCTCCTTGCACCTTGCAGTTGACGATCGCGTAGCTGGAAATCTGGCACCAGAAGCTACGGATGTAGCTCCAGAACATGGTGATGGCACCCGTGACGGCGGCGCTGCCGGCGATAATCCAACCCCATTGGTTCATGGTTGTTTCCAATGATTGGAGCCAAGAATGCGATTTAACACGACTCTATGCGTCTTCTTGCCCAGTTGGATGACTGCCCAACCAGGTGCGAGGAATTCGATTGGCATGTTCATGTCGGTTATGCGCCGACCGTTCCACTTCATTCCGCCTTCTTTTACTTTGCGGAGAACATCGCTTCGCGTTTCGAGCAAGTTGCTGTCGAGTACGGCTTCGACGAAAGTGGTTCCGCCGATCGCCTTGGGGCGACACCACCGGATGACGTGCTCCAGGATTGCATTGTCGATCGGTTTCGGATCATTCAGCAATTCCCATAGTTCCTCATAGGGGAATGCTTCCATCACGTTGAGAAAACTGTTTGTTGGGGATTCATTCATGGGTGACGCGCGCCTGGATGACTGGCTAGACATGCGATCCAGATCAGCCACCATCGCCACCAATCCCAGGGCGTCCAGGGGTATCGCCAACGCGGATTCAGAATTGTCATGGTCTAGCGTATCCTGTCCATCAAGTGTTCAATGTATTCGCGCAACGCTTGGAGACGATCGAGTGTTTCGTCCTCGTCGTCACTGTCCGTGAATACGTCGTCAATTGCTTTCTTTGCCTGTTCGTCCTTGCTCATGGTGAATCGGCCGGTCAGGTCTGCCGTTGTTGCTTTCGTGTGCCTTCCTTGAAAGCAAAGGCGTTGGGCGCGATGGCGTCTTGCGTGAAGGACATGATGTTGAATAGTTCGTCTTCCAGCCGGACGCAGGTTCCTTCCAGGAACGGCCGCTTGCGCATCAACTCGATGGCTTCACGCACTTCGTCATGGTCAATCAGTTTGGCGTGATCGCTTGGATTGAGCCTGGCAAAGTCCTTGGCTGTGCCCCGTTTGTACAGGATGGCGTACTGTCGCATTGTGATCTCCGTGAATGTGGTCCTCTATTAACACGACACCGGACGCGGCCGATTTGATTCACTTTCCGTCCCTGAATCATCATTTCCTTGCTAGTTTGGACTCTGAGATGGCAATTCTGCGGTAAATGACGCGGCCTTTTGGGATATTTGTCAATTTGTTGGATTTCCTTTCACAATTTTTTCATTTTTAGCCTACTTTGTAGGTACGGAAGGGAATCGCATGAAGTATGTCACGGACCCGGCGGACCCTCGGCGGTGCAAGTACAGCTATCCCCATGAACAGTGCTGGCGGGAAGCCGAACCGGGTTGCGATAATTGTGCGGCCCACGGTGGCAAGAGCAAGGCAAATGCCGAGGAACTACGATTGTACAACCTTGTCGAAGTCGATAACCGCCGCCGGCTGGCCGAACTCTCGGGACATGAGAACATCAAATCCCTTCGGGAGGAGATTGGCCTCCTGCGTCTCCTGATTGAAAAGACGATCAACAACGCCAAGGGTGATATGGAGGCTCTGGCATCCTGCGGGTCTCTGAACCAGTTGATCGTGACGTTGACGAAGGTCGTAAAAGAGTGCCACGGCCTGGAACAGAGTTGTGGCGAACTTCTTACGAAGCAGACGGTCTATCGGCTTGCGCAGTCGCTGTGCGAGATCGTGATCGAGGAACTTCAAGGCATTGAAGGCCATGAAGAAATCATCGACCGGATCGCCGATCGGTTGTTTCCGGCCGTGAAGACGGCGCAGAATAATGAGGCCCTTCAGTTGCCTCTCTTGAATCCCCCTGCGTACTCGGTTGCAAACGGGTCGCAGTTGTCCGAGTGGAACGATCGCCATTCGGACGATGCCGCACGCGAGGAGTAATCCGGCGCACTCTGCGGCATCATCTTACAAGTCGGAGGACCGGCCATGTTTGGATACCGGCCAAGGTCCATCCCAACAGTTCAACCCGGTGACATCATCGGGTTCAGCGGTGAATCCTTTATCAGTGATTTCATCAACGTCGCTACCTACGGCGTTCCGCGTTGGGGGATCAGCCATGTTGGAATTATGGGAGAAGCCCCGGACGGCAGGCTTCTTCTGTTTGAGTCCACGACCCTTGACGGCCTTCCATGCGAAATTACTGGCGGCCATTTCAATGGGACACAGGCTCATTCGCTTGATGCCGTTGTAAGGGAATATCGAGGAAAGGTTTGGCACTATCCGCTGTGTCGAACTCTCTATCAGAACGAACGCGAACGGCTTACGCAGTTCTTGATGGAGACGATTCACGTTTCCTATGACGAAATGGGAGCGTTTCGTTCAGGCGGGGTCGGCCTTTCTTGGATCGAGTCTCTCTTCCGCGAGGAAGACCTGACTAAGATTTTCTGCTCGGAATGGTGCTGTGCGGCTCACACCGCGATCGGCATCTTTCGGACGGACAATGTGAGTCGTTGGAATCCTAATCGTTTTCTGCGAACTGAACGTCGGCAAGGCATATTGCGTAAACCTCGGAGATTGAAATGAAGTTCTTAGCGGTTGCCTTACTTTCGCTTGTGCTGACAGGTTGCGATGTCGCGGTCCACTTGGACGGCTTTGACATGGGTAGAACTCCCGCCGTCAAGACTGAGTACCCGACTGTCAACCTGCCATTGTCCTTGCGGCAGTCCAATTGGGTCGGCAGCAGGAATGAAGGTTCATGCGTCCATGCAACGATGGTTACTTTGTTCCGATGGCAGAACCGTCCGAACACGGCTGATTCTTGGCGGCAGCGTCATGGCAATGGTGAATGGCCTGAAGACCTCGCTCAGAAGTTCGACTACGAGGGGATACGGTACGCCTACGTTACGAATGGCGACGTTGCGTTTTTGGAATGGGCTTGTCAGACACGTCGCGGTTGCGGCGTTACGGTCATGGGTGGCAAGCACATGGTAGCCTTAGTCCACTTTGATTCGGAGTGGGCAGGCATCCTGGATAACAATGACACTGATGCGATCACATGGGTTTCCCGTGACACCTTTGTGGCCGAATGGCAGAACTCGAACGGCTGGGCTGTTACGCCTGTGTACGCTCCGGCCCCACCCCTGCCCTAACTGAGGAGGAGAGAGATGATCCGCTACCTGTTGGCGGTCGCCTTGCTGGTGGCCGCGAGTTGTGTGCCGGCCTTGGCCGGCGAGCCTGTGATGAAGGCTGATCCCGCGTATGGTGTGCGTTACGCCCAAGAGAAAGTCGCAACGTTGCCCAACGATCAGGAGACGCCCTACCTGACGCTTTTCGGCGACAGAAACGATCCGAAGTTCCGCGAAATGGTGACTTGGTTTGATGCGAACGAGATTCTCAATGGCATCAAGACCCAGACTCATTGGAACGTGATTTACACTGACAATCCGCTCTATGGCGAGCGATATGCAGCCACAGTGCCGGCCTTGCCGTGTGTGCGGTTGCAGGCCGTTACCGAAGAGCAGCCTGTTGCGGAATACTCGGGCGTGAATGTTCCAATGACTGCGGACGCTTTGGCGAGGGGACTGAATTCAACGGCAAGTTCGGCCAAGTGCTTTTTGCCTTGGCGTCGAAACCATAATTGCCCGACTCCTTCTCCGCAGCCCAAGCCGATTCACGTTGATCCGCCGGCCCCGCCCCTGCCGCCGACCCCTCCGGGTCCGAAGCATGAGGCGTTTCCCTGGTTGCTTCTGGCGATGCTGACTGCCGTTGGCGGCAGCCTGGGCGCTGTGAAGCATGTTCGTGACATTTACTACGGCCACAAAGCCTAACTCCAACAAATCAGTGATCGGAGAGATACGATGATGAGTCTGGTTCTTACCCCTGCTACTATTGCGTTGTGCGTGTGCCTGCCGTTGCTGGCCTACTTCCTGGTGAAGAAGGTCTTCGAGAAGGATACCGAGGTCGAGAATCGTCGGCGTGGCGCGGCCAAACTGGCTTCCAAGCTCCAGGCGATCGGTCTGCGAAAGGTGCCTGAGTTTCTGATCGACTACAGCGTTGGCGACTACAGCGGCATGGCCAACAAGATTCACATGCTTGCGGAATTGTTCCTTAGCGGTGATGATCCTGTGCTGGCCGAGGTCGATACCGTGTTCCGCAATGTCCTTGATGCGAAGCTCAAGACTGACGACGGACGAGCCTTTATTGCCGCCAAGTTGGCGGAAGCAGTCAAGGTCGCCGCCCCCGTTGTGGCTGCCGCCGTTGCGGCTGCCGTCTGATGCGATTCTTGCTGGTTGTTCTGTTGGTTCTGGCAGGTTGTGGACAAACACACGTCTCTGGCCCCAGTCTCATCGCCTTTCATGCGACCTGGTGTCAGCCCTGCCAACATGATAAGCCGCTGCTTGCTGAAATCGCGCGTGAGTTTCCGGTGACGGAGATTGATTTCGAGAGTCAGCGGTTAATCTCAACTCGATACCATGTGAGCGTTCTGCCGACTTACATCGTCCTTTCAGGCGAGAGAGAAGTCATGCGGACCATGAATCTCAGCATGGCATTTCAGACGCTTCGCTATCTCAACCAGCAATAAAGGCGACCCTTGCGCAGGCAAGGGCCGCTTCGTTGGTCCACTTGGATGTGGCCCAACGAAGCGGAAAGGAAGTGCGGATGGTACGCCGTCGCTGCCGCAATTGTCCCAAGAGGTCCGTGGTAAAGAATGAAGGTCAATCTCCCACTCAGCGAATGTCCTCAGACGAGGGTTACGATGAGGGCAAGCGGGTGGTCCAACAGGACATTCGTCAAGCCACCTTACGGCGTCTGCGAATTGGTGATTCCATCGGGGATCGACGTTCGAGGGGTGGAAATCACGGCCGAGGGCTGCGATCTCGCCGGCAAGCCGGTCGAGCGGGTCACGTTTCTTAAACGGCCTACGCACCTGTCAGCGAGTGCGCCGACAGTTCACTTGCCCGAGCCTCCTAAGCCCAAGCCACGGAAGAAACGAGCGAAACGCGGTCACGAGATCGCACAGTCCGTCGAGTTGACGAACTTGGATGATGCGCAATCTCAAGTGAACGTGGGCGATGATGAACGGGATGCAGGATGAACTTCATGCGTTGCTTTCTGATGGACTGAGAACTGGCGACTTGAAGACGTGCTTCAGGTGGGCTAATCGCCGTCGAATCATGGGCGGTGATTTTCCTGGACCTTATTCAGATAGGTTTCATCCTTGGGTCCGGGAGATGCACAATTCGTGGGCACCATTCAATTGGGCCATGAAAGCTGCCCAAGTCGGAATCACTGAAGTCGGCATCAATCGCGCGCTCTTTACGATCGACAGGCTCAAGCGGGACGTGATGTACGTCTTGCCGACCACGAAGAATGCCAGCAAGTTCAGTAAGGGGCGATTCGGCCCCGCATTGGCCTTGAGTCCATATCTCAAGGCTATGTTCACCGACACCAACTCAATCGACCTCAAACAGGCTGGAACGAATTGCTTGTATATCACTGGTTCGCGGGGCGACAGCAATCTCAAATCGGTTCCGGTGTCCGAACTCATTCTTGACGAAGTGGACGAGATGGACCAGAAGGCGATCTGGCTTGCTCTGACCCGTCTTGACGGCCACATTGAAAAGCATGTCTGGGGCATTTCGACGCCGACTGTTCACAACCACGGTATTCATCGACTCTTCAAGACAAGCACCCAGGAAGAATTCGTGTTTCCTTGTCCAGGTTGTTCGCAGCGCATCTTTTTGACTTGGCCTGATAACGTGGAGATTGTTGGCGAGAGTGTGACTGATCCCCGATGTTCGGAATCATTCCTCAAATGTCATTTGTGTGGGAAGCGATTGGAACATCAAGCGAAACCCGATTGGCTAAGTTTCGCCAAATGGGTCTCGATGAATCCCAATGGCAATCCGAATCATCGCGGGTTCCACATCTCGCAGCTTTACAGCTTCACCAAGACGCCAGGTGAAATGGTTGTCTGCTATTTTCGCGGCTTCGGCGACGAATTGGCGAACAAGGAGTTCCATAACTCGCAACTCGGTCTGCCGTTCGTCAGCGACGGCGCTCAGGTCACGGACGACATGATCGAGCGGACGGTCAGGAGCCACACGAAGAATGATCCTCGGCCGGTCGTTGGCGGCGAGAAGATCATCACGATGGGTGTTGACGTTGGCGATTGGAGTTACTACGAGGTATGCGAATACCAGGTAGATGACTTCGGGTTGGACATCAATGCCGGTGCTCAGGCGAAGGTTCTTGCCGAGGGTAAGTTTTGGCGAGATCAATGGGACTCGGAATTGAATCGACTGATGCGCGAATGGCAGGTTTTGACCTGCGTGATCGACGCCGATCCTTGGATTCTGGAGGCTCGCCGTTTTGCACGTCGCTTTCCTGGCCATGTTTACCTTTGCCGGTATCGCAGGGGCGTGACGGCGAAGGAGATTGCGATCTCTGATGATGACGACGACGCTCCGGTCATTACTGTTGACCGCTCGAATTGGTTGAGTGCTGCTTTGGGTCGCTACAAGACCGACCCGCCCCGAATCTTTCTGCCGGCCGACGTGTCGATGGAGTACCGCGAGCACATGAAGAGTCTCGTGGGGACATACGAACGAGACGAGTTCGGTAATCCGATTTACGTGTTCAAGGAAACGGGACCGGACCACTTTGCTCATGCGAGGGCATACGCAGAAATCGCGCTGCCGCTCGTAGCGGTGCAAGTTACCAACAAAGACGTGCGAGCCTTCTTATAAGGGTGTCCAATGAATCAGAATCGGGTCATTGACAGTCGGCATCCGAATTGGCTCAGCAACGTCAACGATTGGGAGAAATGGCGGCTTACATATCGGGGCGGCGAGGAGTTTCGAGCCAAGTACCTCGAACGATTCACTAGCCGCGAAGACCCCAACGACTTTGAGGCCCGCAAGCGAGTAACGCCGGTTCCGAGTTTTGCGAAAGCGGCCATCAACCGCATCCGCAATTCGATTTTTCAGCGGATGCACGACATCACGCGGCGCGACGGGAGCGATGGCTACCAGCGAGCAATTGCGGGCCTGGATCAAGGCGTAGATTGTCGCGGTTCGACGATGAATGCGTTCCTTGGCGTTAAATGCCTGACGGAACTTCTCGTCATGGGCCGCGTGGGCGTGTTCGTGGACAACTCCGTCGTCGAAGGCGAGACGTTGGCTGATGTTGGGAGTGCCCATCCTTACCTGTACCCCTACCAGATCGAGGACATTCTGAGTTGGTCCTGCACGATGCCGGACGAACCGAGTGAATTCCAGGCTATTCTACTTCGTGATACGGTCATGGATTATGACCAAGCCACGATGCTACCGCTTCAGAATTTTGAGCGGATGCGGATGCTCTGGATCGACCGTGTGACGGGGTTGGTCAATCTTCAATTCTATTCGACCGACGGCGATCAGATTGATCGTGACGGGAATCCAAGCGGCCCGATCGAACTCGAACTGACGCGGATTCCGTTTGTGATGCTGGACATCACGGATTCGCTGTTGAAAGACATCTGTAATCATCAGATCGCATTGCTCAACCTGATTTCGAGCGACGTGAACTTCGCTCTCAAGGCGAATTTCCCGTTCTACATCGAACAACGCGACATGCGGGCCGTGGGCAGCCACTTGAAACAGTCCGCGAACCCGGATGGGACGGCGACGACCGGCGGTCAGATTGCTCACGACAATGAAATAACAATCGGGGCCACACGCGGCCGAGCCTACGATATTAAGGCGAACCCGCCGGCCTTCATCAACCCGTCGTCCGATCCGCTTAAGGCGTCGATGGACCTGCGGGAAGAGCTTGTCCAAGAGATCAATCGCCTGGTCAATCTTGGCATTGAAGTTCTGGGGTCGAGAATGCCGGCCGGAACGCAGGCGCTTGACAGCGGGGGATTGGAAGCAGGTCTGAGCTATATCGGTTTGGTGCTGGAAAGCGCCGAACGAAGGATTGCCGAGTTCTGGGCCGCATACGAAGATCGTGTGGTATCCCGTCGCAGGGTTGCGACGATCAAATACCCCGACCGCTATTCACTGAAGACCGATAAGGATCGAATTGATGAGGCCACGGCGCTCTCGAAGTTGATGAGCAGTGTTCCTGGTCAGACGATCAAGCGTGAGATCAGCAAGAGCATCACGCAAAGCCTGCTTGGCGGCAAGGTCAGTGTGGAGACAATCGGCAAAGTCAATTCCGAAATCGACGAATCCGTTTACACCACTAGCGACCCTACTACAATCCTTGCGGCCGTCGAAGCTGGACTATGCGGCGAGAAGACCGGCTCGATGGCTCTTGGTTTTGGACCCGATGAGCACGTCCAGGCCAAGAAGGACCATGCGGAGCGTGCTGCCCGCGTTGCCCAGGCGCAGGCGAGCGTCAAGGGAAGCAATTCAATCGGCGGCGATCCAGCCGCTCGCGGGGTGCCGGACCTGTCGGCGAACCCCAACGCAGCAAGTCAGGAAAAACAACAGGGTCGGGATCGTACCTTACACGACAGCAAGCGTCGGCGCGTTCGTGGCCGGGGCGCTAACAATCAGGGGAAGCAGACCCAATGAATATCGAACAAGAATCAGTGCCCGATTTCCGCGTGGGCTATGGCGGTGCCGATGCCGCCGACAAACCGATTGTTGCTGCCGGTTTCCTCAGAAGGGCATACAAAGGCGTCCGGGTCCGGGCCGCTACCGCCAATACGGTTGTGATCTATGTCGGCAAAGAGCATGTCACGACCAGTTCCGGCTATCCTCTGCCGGCGGGCGAGGAATTGCTGATTCCGGTTGAAGACCCGTCGAAGGTCTACGTCGTGGCCTCGCCGAGTGCCAATTGCCAGCAAACTGTCGGCATCACTGGGCAGATTGCCGGCGACACTTTTACGCTGACGTTTCGTGGCGCAACAACGACTCCGATTGCGGTGAATGCCAATGCCGCAGCGGTGCAAGCTGCCTTGGTTGCTTTGAGCACAATCGGCGCTGGCAACTGTACAGTTGCGGATACGGACGGAACCGAACCATATACGGTCACGTTTACTGGCACATTGGCCAAACAAGATGTGGACCTGATGACATCGGTTGGTGCCGGCGTCAATGAAAAACAAACGATAAACGTGTCGGAGGCCATTGCGGGTGATTCGATTCTCCTCAGTTACGACGGAGTGCCAGCCGCAGGCCCTGTGCTGGTTGACAATGA